GTGTCAGTGGGCGGGGCAGCTGGTGGGTCAAAGAGGCTGCCGTTGGTCGGTTGGTAGATGGCTTGGAGGGCTTCCCATTGTGATTCGCGCATGACGTCGACTTTGAGTGCGGGGGCCAGGGTGGCCCAGAGGGCGTAGACGGCGGTGTCCAGGGGTTCGTTGCGCACGCCGCGGGGTTTAATCCAGCGTCCGGCGTCTTTGTCGAAGTATTCGGCGGTGAGGCCGGCGAAGTAGTGTTCTGGCAGTGCGCCAGGATCAGGGTGCAAGGGGTCATGGTTGTCGTCGCCACGTCCGCCAGGAAAGCGCAGCATGCGGGCGCTGATGTCTTCGGCGGTGCCTGTTTGGGCGGCGTTGTCTTTGGCAGCCAGGGCGGCGCCTAGCCAGCCGTAGATCATGTGTTTGAGGACGCTGGTGCCAACGCCCCAGACGCCAACGTCTCGGGCCAGTGTTTTGCCGCGTTCGTCAACGGTGGTTTTTGAGGGGCGGTAGACGGCGCGGTCTGATTTGATTTCGGCGCGGCCACGCACCAGGTAGAGGGTCTGTTTCAGAAAGCCATGAGGGGTCTCTAGGATGCGGGATTGGCCGGACCAGCCAACGTGTTGTTTGATGAATTGGGCGACGGTTTCGGTCCAGTTGCCGCCGTCAATGGCGACGGCGCTAATGGGCATGTCGATGCCACAGGCGGTTTTCCAGGTGCCGCGAAGGTAGGTGTCCAGGTCGGTGTAGCTGTCCAGGACGGTGGGGTCCAGGTCGATGACGGCGTAGTCAACGATGTAGCGGCGTTGGCCGCGGCCGGTGGCGATGAGGTGGATTTCAGCGCGGTCATGGGCAAGGTCCACGCCCGCCGCAAGGACGAGGCCGCCCAGGGGCACCAGGCCACGATAGACGCCAGGTTCGGCGAGGGTGGCCACTTCGTGAGCGGCGCGGACGTCACGTTCGCCTTGGAAGGGCAAGCCCAGAATCAGGTTGGTGAAGCCAGGCAGTTTGGAGGGGTCGCGTTTGGCTTCGGCCCATTTGTCTGCAATCTGTTTCCAGCTCAGACCCAGGCCCAGGGGGGCGTAGGCGGCCCAAAGGTGGTAGCTGCGATGGTCCGGAGGGGCCGATGGGTTGTGGGGGTGCCAAAAGGCGGTGCCGCCGGTGCCGCGTTCTTTGAGGATGGTGTTTTTGTGGTGTTCTTGGATGATGCAGCCGTTGACGGCGCAGGCAAAGGTGCCATCTGGCTGGAGGTGTTCCAGGTCTAGGACTTGTTCGCCGCCGCAATGGGGGCAGTGGATGTGGTAGTGGCGTTGGTCGCCGTCAAGAAAGTTTGTTTCAATCGCGCTGCCACCAGCAACGGTGGGGGTGCAGGCGCGGTAGATTTTGCCGCGTTCGCCGTGGGACATGATGCGGGCGGCGATCTGTTGGTCGGCGGTGCCTTGGTTGTTGAGGTTGCGGGGGTATTCGTCAATTTCATCCAAAAATGCGTAGCAGGCGGTGATCTGGCGGAGTTGGCTGGAGGAGTTGGCCCATTTCACGAAGAGGGTGCCGCCTGGATATTGTTTTTCGAAGGTGTTGTTGGTGGTCAGTTTGTTGAGCAGGGGGGGCATGTCCAGGACGCCTGGGTCAAATTTGGCGACGGTCCAGGTGCGGGCCAGGTCTTTGACGGGTTGGGTGACGATCATGGAGTCAATGCCGCGGTCAATGACGTAGCAGACCCAGTTGATGCCGATTTCGGTCGCGCCAATTTGGCCGGATTTCATGAAGCTGACCTGTTGTACGGGGGTGTGGTCGCTGAGGCAATTCATGATTTCGCGCAGCGGGGGGTGACGGTCGGTGCGCCATTGGCCTGGTTCAGCGCCTGAGCCGCGGGCGATCTTGCGGTAGGCATCGGCCCATTGGCTGATCTCCAGGCGTGGGGGGACTTCCCAGGCGTGCTGCCAGGCGGTGGAAACGGTGTGGTAAGCGTTGGCCAGTTGGATGTCGGGGAAGTCGTCGAGGCTCATCCGGATACTCCTTCTTCCTCGAATGCGAGGGTGTCGTTGGCATCGGCGGCTTCGACGGGGTCGGCGTCGGGTGTGTTGGTTTTCAGCAGGGTCGTGGCGGCGTCCTGCATTTGCTTGCAGATGTGGGCGACGTCGGCATCAATGATTTCTGTGACCTTGCCCGCATCGGTCTCCGCCGCCAGTGTTTTGCGTAGACGGCCACTCATGCCTTGGAGCTGGTTCAGTGCTTGGCGCACCAGGGTGAAGACGGCGCGGTTGACCTCATCCACGCAGGTCAGTTGTTCGGCTTCCTTACCCAGATCAAGTTCAGCCATGAGCGCACGCGCAACGCGCTCGCGGCGGAACGCTTCTTGCACCGGAATGCCCTGTGGGGTCATCACGGTGAAGGTGGGTACGGCGGCGGCGGGAGGGTCGGTCATGCCGCGCTTGCCGCCCTGCACGGGATTCGTCATGCCATCCAGCAGGGTGTCACTGGCGTTCACGTGGATGCGGCCATCCTCGCCCAGGACCACATTGCCTTTGCGCCGCATCCGGCGGATGTAGGAGTCGCTGACGCCGCGGTGCTTGGCGTATTCGGCGGTGGTCATGGTCACCGTGGAACTCATCGGAACTCCCCCGCCCCTACCGGAACCAAAATTGGGAACCAGGACATGCACGCAAAACGGGGTCCGAATTGCCCGCGGTGCAGACCCCCAGGGAGGAACCTTTGACAGCGGCCCGCCACGGGGAACAGGAAGCAACGCTCCTTACCGCCACCGCTCTGCTGTCCCAAGTGTCCCAAGCTCTCAAGACAGGTTGGGACAGCAAAACCCGCGCCGTGATTGGTTTGTCCCAAGTGTCCCAAGTGTCCCAACCTAGATGGATAGATAGGGGGATAGATGGAAGGTGCTCTGTGACACGTGCGCGCGCAAAAAAGCTTGGGACGCTTGGGACACGCCCGTGAATCAAAGCCCGAGCTTGGGACAGAGGTTGGGACAGCTTGGGACAGCTTGGGACAGGGGTCAGAAATCGGGCGCATCATCCCTCCCCTTGTCATCCTGTGGATTAGGTACAGGCGCTTGCTGCCCTCTGTCGGCCCGTGGATTGGGCGCAGCTGCTTCCTGGTCGCTATACGTGCATTCGCGCACCCAGCGCCACTCCCGCCCGCCTTCCGGCCACCTGAGGCGTTTGCGCACCCAGGTATCTTCGCCGCAGGCCTCCCCCGGGAGTGGGTCGCGCCCGAGACGTTTCATGATGTTGGCAACACGCGCCTGGGCACTCTTGTCGTGCCTGGCAGCGTCTAGGCCGATGGCAAACTCCAGTAGCTCATCGGTGGTCGTCCACAGGACACGCCACCCTGCAGTGAGCTTCAACCGCTGCGGTGCAATCTCCTTCTCATCCGCGCCTTTGCGAAATTGACCGGCGAGGAATCGCTCCACGCGGGCCTCCCAGCTATCGCTGATATAGCGTGCGGCCTGCTCGGCGGGGGCGTCATCGGGCAGTACCCAGTACGGGAAGCGATCAAGGAACAGCCGCACTGCCTCGGCCCATAGCTGATCGCGCTCGGCCACGATGCGCGAGACATCCACATTGCCATCGGCACGCACCGGCAGAAAGCGCCGCCCGCCGGTGGCATCCTTCAGGTATTCCCGATCATTGGTCGTGCCAACAAACACGCACTCCCGCCGGTAACTGTTCGGCAGACGTTCGTAAGGCGCGCGAAACTTATCGGTACGTCGGGTAATGGCCACTTTTACCGCGGTCACGTCCGCCTTGCCGAAGCTGTCCATCTCGCCGATCTCCACGCCCCAGCATCCCTGGATGACCTGATAAAAGTCCTTCCCCGTGGGCGACTCAGCCGTTTCTACAAACCAGTAGGTGCCGAACAGTTCGCTCAGTGAGGTGGACTTGTGCTTGCCTTGCGGGCCTTCCAGCACCAGCATGAAATCCACCTTGGCCCCAATGGATGGATTCTTTGGATCCACCCACAGCACCCGCGCCACAGCACCGACCATGAAACACAAGGAGGCTTGCCGCGAATAAGTGCTGTCACTGGCACCGAACATGTCGATGAGCATCGTCTCCACGCGCGGTGTCCCGTCCCACTGCACCCCCGTCAGGTATTCACGGATCGGGTGCCGCCGATGCCGCCGTGCAACCGCAATCACGGCCTTGAGCACGTTGTCATCGCTGCACTTCATTCCATAGCGCTCTGGATGCTGGAGCCATGCCGCAAGCTCGCTACTGTCAGCATCCACAAACTCATCGCGTGTACTACCCTGCCACGGTGCCGGACGGGCCATCACCACCTGGTTACTGGAATCGTTCAACCAGAACAACGCTTTCAACCGCTCATCGTTCTCAATGATGGTGATGAGGTTATGCATCGTGCCCTCGACATGACCGTCGCGGGTGCGCGTTAGCTGCTGCTTCCAGTCATCGGACCCTGGCACACCGCCATGACCACCGCCGCCGCCATGAGAACGGCCCTTGCCGCCATCCAGGATGGTGATCACCGGCCTCGTCATCGCCCCCCTCCCCGCACCACATTGACGTCAACACGCCGCGCCGCCGCCCAGGCGGCTGCCTGCGGGGGTGTCCAGCCATCCTTTTCGAAGGCATCGGCAAGATCCCAGCCTTTGCTGCACCCGTGCGTGTCAATCATGCCAATGCTGCGCACCCCAACGCGCGACACGTAGTGCGCCACACCCGCCCTGAAATCACCGGCATCCGTGCGGTTGCCCAGCATGGCCTTGCGGCCCACCTCATCGGCATCCGGCCACAGCACCACATCGCGCCCAGCCAGCGGCGTCCAGTCCACCTTACGGATCCCGTTCGCGCCACCAGGCCAAGCAACCACCGCATACTGCGGCCACGCGCGAGCGCCGGCTGCGCAACACTTTTCACCTTCAACAATCAACACCGGCGCGTCTGGCTTGACCGCCAACGTATCCAAACCAAACAAGGGCCGCGGTTCTGGAAAATGCTGCAAGCACCACTGCCGCGCTCCGGTCGGACTCACGCACCAGGTGAGCGTCGGCGTCCACTTTTTTAGCGCCCCCGTGTCCCGATCCTTGATCTGCGCCCGCGCCACGTAGCCGAGCAAACGACCCTGCGCATCACGGTAGGCATCCAGGCGCTGCACCTTCAGCCGAGCGGCCCTGCCCCGCTTGGGATTCCATATCGGCACCGTCCAGTGCGCATCACCCATCACCTCCGGCGCATCTTCCGGTACGGGCAGCAGCGGCACCCAGACCATGTCAGGCACATACTCTGGCCGCTGCCGCTGCGCCTGTTGCTCGGCCTGCGGCAAAGCACCGCGATCAAGCTGGCGCACCGCCTCACGGAAATCCACGTTGAGGTAACGCATCACAAAGCCAATCGCATCATGATGCGCGCCACACCCAAAGCAATGCACAAACCCTTTATGCGGAATCACCGTGAACGAGGGGGTGTGCTCGTCATGGAACGGACATAACCCCGTGTACTCAGCGCCTGTACGCTGCAGCGTCACATAGCGGCCCACCACCTCAACCAGATCAATCCGCGCGCGTAATGCCTGCGTATCTACCCTAGTCATGCTGCCGCCCCGCCTGACGCCGCTGCGCCTTCTCACGGTTGACCTGTATCCCCCATTGCACCCGAAAGTACGCGGCGACATATTCCCTGCATCCTGGCTCAGCCGTACAGCTGGTGCGCGGGCACACCTGCGGCAGCGTTTGGATGTACGCCTTCCATTGCGTCCTGGGCTGATCACGGAGCGCTTCGACGGCCTGACCCAAACACCGCGACACACTCATGCGCCACCCCGCAACAGCAACACCCCTTGCCTGCACCGTGATGCTTCGGCGTCTACCCGCATCCGTTCACGCGCGGCCAATGCCGCCGCACCGCTCACCCCCGGTTCGCTGAAATACAAGGCCTCCAGTGCCGCTCGTAATCCGGCGCACTGCCGCGGCGTCATCGTGACCCTGCCTTGACGGCGGTATCCACTCGGTAAACGGTGACGGGCCATCATGCGGCCTCCTCACCAGCAACGGTGGGGCGTTCCTGACCGTGATGACCTGCGGCACAACACGCCTTACGCATCCGTGTTCTCCTGCTGAAATATCGCTTGCACTTGACCGCGAATCCCCAACACCGCCGCGATCACATCGTCGGATTCATCCAGGATGCGCCGCGCAAACGGCAGGTCATTTGTATCAATACGGCCATCGGCTAAGGCCGGTGCAATCACTTCCAACAACTGCGCAAATTCACTCACTAGCTCAGCCACACCCACGACTCGCGCCGCAGGGTTAGCAGCGGGCAGCCGTACCGGCAATACCCCACGCCGCCGCGCCAAGTCGCGCTCGCATTCGCCGCGATACGGCTCAGGCAGCGCCAACATCCAGGCATCCACCAGATCCGCAGGAAGCGTCTTAACCGTGCCATCCATGTAACGCCGCAGCACCTGCGCGTTATTGCGCATGTCTTCGGCAACATCATCGCCAATGCGCAACGCAACACCGCGCACGTCAGGGGCGGTGAGTGAGAGATATTTCTCGGCTAACACCATCGCAAACGACTGCGCATTCATTGCGGTTTGGTCCAACATGCGCCGCGTATATCCATAGATCACGCTTTGCAGCGGCGGCAGAAAACGAGGTTCACGCTTCATGCGCGCCTCCAATAACAGGTGCACCCTGTCCGTTATGCCGAACATCACGCCCTGTCCTGGCCATCAAGAAAATAGCGCTGCACGTGCTGGTAGATGCAGTACTCAACACACTTCCCCCCACGCGCGGACTTCGCGGCGTAATTCCAGGCACGTGCACGCGTTGCCGTCGATCACCCCACACGTGCAGGTGTATCCATATGGCTCGCCAGGCACGCAGCGACGTCGCGGCGTGATGCCCTGCTTCTTCAGATGCACGAAGAAGGAGACACGCTCTGCGTCGCTAAGCAGATCACTATGGAATTGAGCCTGCAATGTAGACAGGTCTTTGGTGAAGCCGCGCTCTTGAAGACTGGGCGCGGTCAACCAATCACGCACCGCAAGACGGGCGCGTTCGATCAGGAAATGCACGGGGTGACTCTTGAGAGTGAAAACAGATGGTTTAGGCCGCGGCATTGGATGCCTCCGGTCTGTGGTCTGTGGGGGGGCGCCGAAGATGTCTGGGCGCAGATCGTGGCGAGAAATCGATGTTGCAGACTCAATCGTCAAGACGTGACGAGGAGCCACCCTGCGACGCGATGTAACCCATTGAGACACTAAGGCGGGATGAACCCCAAGCAGATCCGCTAAGGCTTTCTGACTACCCAGCACTTCAACCGCCCTTGCAATTGGCTTTGACTGACCCATGGCACAAAAGACAGCAAAGCTATCTACGGATGTAAGCAGCTTTGCTCATCGCCGCAGTCACTCATTATCAATAGCATCGCTTTTATGCCGAGACTACCTAATCCAAAAACAAAAGAAGGACGCGTGATTACCGAGGGGATCAATCACTCGGACTATACGCAAGCTAAGTTAGCTGAGGAGCTGGACGTTACCCCTGGATTTGTTTCACAGTTTGCGACAGGACATCGCCCTGTCCCGTGGAATAAGGCAGAAGAGCTTGCTGCCCGAATACGTCGAAAACCTGAAGAAATCAGCGAAGAATACCGAAAGATCAAAACGCACTTTGAAAAGGTGCTCAATGAAGCACCTAATGAGAAAAACACGAAAGCGAACCCCACACCAGCAGAGATTGAAGCCGGTAAGCGCTTACATGCTCAATGGAATGAACGCGCCTTTTTTTCTAACTTAACCCAGAAGGAAATAGCAGAAATCCTTGACAGCACCCAAGGCTTAGTCACCCAGTACCTTACCCAGAGAATCCCTCTGGACTATGAAACGCTATCCCTCTTCTCCAGAGTGCTCAATACCGCGCCAGAAATTATCAGAGGCACCTCCCAAAAACAGGGGGTAATGGAACCACAGGGGGTAATGGGATCCTATACGAGTAATGAAAACTCATGGGCTGATGTGCGTACTTATTCGCAACAGATGGGCCTAGGCACTACGGGACCAGAGATTGCGGAAAACGTGGATATTCACACAGTGAAATTCCGCAGAGACTCATTAAATAAACACAACCTAATCCCGAACAACCTTGTCATCATGCATGGCGCTGGCGACTCGATGCTCCCTTACATTCAATCAGGGGACGCCATTATGTTTGATGTGTCAGACACAACACCCCATCACAGGCACATCTACGTGATTATCACCCCAGGCGCATCCAATGATGAGTACAACGTTAAGCGATGCATCATTGATTATAAGCACAGCAAGCGAGTTTTTTTTGCTGCCGATAACCCCGAGGGGGATCATGACTGGCAGTTACCCCGCTGGAAAGACGACCCGAATTATCCAATTAAGATTATTGGGCGGGTGAGGTGGGTTTGTAGGTGGGTAGAGTAATTGCAACCACCTCTAGCGCCATAGCATAGAAGGTAGTTATCAAGCATTACCTAGCCTACCCATAATCATCATCCAGATTCCCGCTGCGTGATTCACGGCCCCGTGAACTCTACAAGCCAAGCCCGCTAACCGGAATAGGGAACCCCTACGCTCATAAAAATATCCGTAAATTATATAGCTTTATAAAAAAGCAGTCATTGACGATGTGGAATCAAATGGTATCGACGAGGGCTTACAGGAAAACCTACTGGCTCTGTTTGGAAGCAGCATAAAAAAAGTAGCAACAACTCTTATCCATAGTGCTGAATTGTATACAACAGATTTTTTACATCTAAGGAACGCGGGTGTGATGGCTTCAAGTTATCCATAAAGCGGATTTTTAAAGACTCACGCAACGCATGGCACGGAGTGTTTCAGAAAGACAATATTAAACTCACAGTAATAGGCCACTTGGAAGAATGTAATTAATTAACCCCGCCCCACCTGATAGATAGCAATCAGGTGGGGACTTGACGCCGCTGCACCACTGCGGTACCGCCGCGGGTAAGGAGCGTAACAACTCCGGACATAGCGGCCCCCGCACCCGAAAACAAAGCGGTTTTTTTTATGCCTGCACGTTTTTACGTCGGGAGGGCGGCAGCGATGCAAGACCCTTTGGGGAAAGCTGCCCGCCGTCTGTTTCCGGTTGTTAACCTCCCGACACCCACGAGTGCGGCGCGCAAAAACGTCTCCCCGTGGTGATCTCACGAAACAGGAGACGTTTTTATGACGCAGTTACCTGCTGCCGAGTGTTTTTCCGGCCAATCCCTTTCCAGAACTGAGGTTGCCGAGCTATGCGGTACCCCGCAACGCGCTCGCCAAGCCGCCTTTCTTAGGAAGAACGGCATTCGGCATTATCTGGATGCGCATGATTGGCCGGTCGTGCTGCGTGCTGCAATTGACGCAATGCCGCCTTCTCCGATGGTTCCGCCTGTGTGGAAATCTAATAAGGTCGCTTGATGGGATGTAAGCCAACCAAAACAGGCGCAATTCCGAGGTTTCGCGTGCGCCCTCAGAAGTCCGGCGTCGTGCATTACTACTACGATCATGGCGGCAAGCCACGCAAAGAGACGCCACTAGGACGCGACTACGGGTTAGCCATCAAGCGGTGGGCTGAGCTAGAACATGCGCAGATCACTCCTGCAATTGCGGTGACGTTCCGCCATGTGGCCGAGCGTTACCGCGCTGAGGTGATCCCAACAAAGGCGCACAACACCCAACGCATGCACCACATCTATTTGAACTACCTGTTGCAGTTTTTTGACGATCCCCCCGCGCCGTTTGAGTCCATTAAACCTGTGAATATCCGCCAGTATCTAGATTGGCGGCC